AGAACTTGGATACGGGGACGTGGTGGTGCCAGTCGACTTTAACGATGGCGCGATTGAGGATCAGGTCTACTTAAACAAACGCGCGGAGATGGATGATGAATATGCCAAATGGATTAACGCAGGCGGGGTCCAGGTCCCAGATGACGATGTCTTCCACAAGGAGAGCGTTGCGACTCCGGTCCAGCTTAAGACAAGCAGCGGCCTTAAGAAATCCGTACCGAAAGAACTTATCGAAGAAAAAGCAAAAACAAAACTCGACATCAAAGACGCGGCCATCCTTACGTTTGCCTACCCCGTTCGACGTGATCTGGAAAAAAGACGCAAGGCGCGTAAGTTGACTAAATCAGACACCCCGTCCAAACTTAAAAGTATCCAGAGGCGAAACGGTATGCAGACTGACAGAGGCAATACTGCATCCACGACACTGTCATGGCAGAGATAAGACTGGCCCAGAGAAAAGATATTCCGCAGCTAATTGTGTTAGGTGAAGAGTTTGCTTTATTCTCACAGCCGTATCATCATTTTTCTGTTGACCGGGATAGGATCATTCATTTTACCAATGAGATCGTGGAGGCCCCAGGGTGTTTGGTAATTGTATTGCATGAGGGGGATACCGTGGTAGGAGTGATCGCAGGATTGATCCAGGAAATCTTTTTTTCAAAAGATATTGCAATGCAGGAATTGGTATGGTACGTTAAAAAAGGATATGGGGGCAAACTGTTATTGGATGCCTTCGAAAAATTTGCTGTCGCGATGGGAGCGAATAAAGTGATCGTTGGAAATAAACCAGCCTATTGTGACCTTGGGAATTTTTATATTCGTCGGGGTTATACCATGCTTGAAAATCAATATCAAAAAGATGTAGGAGGGGTAGAATGCCTCTCCTAGCAGCAATTCCATTCGCCGCTTCTGTCGGTGCGGCCGTAGGTGGTTCCGCGGCTTTAGGCGGTGCAATCGTAGCAGGTTCCGCTTTGGCAGCAGGTCTTGGTATCGCGGGGGCAGTTAGCAATGCTTCCGCGGCAAATGCCGCTAAGAAGCAAGCTGAGGCCGCGCAGAACGCAGCAAACAATACGCCCAATACGACTGTCGGGGATCCGACGCTATCTCAATTAAACAATAACGGACGTGCGGCTTTAATCTCGACGTCACCGTCCGGAGTCCAGGGTTTGGACCCAACGGGACGCAGAAGCTTACTTGGGAATTAGAGGGGATAAGAAGATGGCTCAAACTTATGAACAGCGTCTGGCGTATAACAGAGATTGGGTAAAGAAAAATCCAGATAAAAGGGCTATTCAAAATGCTAATTATCGAGAGCGTAATAGGAATAGAATTAATGAGAATCAGAACAAACGTAGGATAGAGAAGATTTTGGAAAACCCTGAGTACCAACCAAAGATAAATAGATATACCCTTAATCGCACACAGAATATTCTGAAGAGTTGGATTGGTTTTATTCCAGAGGAAACTCAATGCCAATGTTGTTCTAAACCTATCTTTTTTGCACGTCAGACTAAGAAGGATGCAATTCATTTTGACCATCGTCACGGGGGAAATGAAATAATTAGTCCTACTAATTGGTTGAAAATCCATCCACGAAATCCGAAAAACGAAAAATTATGGAAGTCTTTTGATTTTGGATATTTGTGCAGAGACTGTAATTTATTCTTACCGACGGAAGGTAGATTAGAATTTTTAGAGAAAGCGATAAATTATGCTAAGGCTATCTGACCAAGAAGAAGCTAAACAGTCTGTCGATAGGTATAACGCATCGAAGACGGAGAAGTATACTTGGCTTCAACATTACCAGATCCTGGCCGAGTACTTCATGACGAGGAAGGCCGATTTCACGGTAAATTTCGTTTCTGGAATGTTTTTAAATCGCGATCTTTATGACAGTACCGGACCGAAAGCGGGGAATGTTTCCGCCGGGGCTTTGCTCGGAATGATTTGGCCGGAGGAGTCGAAGAACTTTGATATTTGTCGTCCAGATAATATCTCAGACACGAAGGAAAACAGGGATTACTATACTGCGATATCAAAGAGACTTCATCGAAGTATGTCCCATATTGAATGTGGATTGTCTCTATGTTTAACCGAATACATGAGGGATGAAGTATTTTTCGGTACTTGCGGTGTTGCTGTATTCGAACCTTCTATGCCCGATGTCTCGGATGAGTGCCATTTTCAATTTACACCCTGGGACATAAAGAGAATGGCTATCAGCGAAGGGCCGAACGGATTTGTTAATAAGATTTGGTACGAACGGGAAGAGACTATTGAAAATGCGGCACTTGAGTTTGGTTTAGAGAGTCTTTCTGAAAAAAGTCAGAAACTGTATAATTTAGGACCTGTCGCAAGACTCACTAAGATAAATATTTTACATTCCATTGAGCCAAGATACGTTAGGGATCCGGACGGTCTTGGTTCCTTTGATATGCCGGTTTCGTCGCTCCATATTGAATTAGGAGAAATCCACCTTATCCGCCGTTCAGGTTTTGAGAGAATGCCTGTCTTTGTGGGACGCCTTCTCAAGAATATTCGGGAAACTTATGGACGATCATTTGCAATGGATGCTTTACCAGACGTACTTGAGCTTAATGCTATCCGTGAGATGGAAATTGTCGCTACTGAAAAACTTCTTGACCCGCCATTGGGGGTTATTGACGACGGTAGGCTCGGGGCTGCTACTATTGACACTTCTGCTGGGGCTGTTACAGTTTTCAATATTTCAGGTCGTATCGGGAATCAACCACCTGTATTCCCGTTAAATACTGTCGGGGATTTAAAGCCTTCGAAGGACCGCATTGAAGAATTAAAACAATCTGTGGCAGATCATTTTATGATCGACCGTCTTCTGGATTTGAATAATGAAACGGAGATGACTGCCTTCGAAGTCAATGAACGCCAGAAACTCCGGGCGTATGTTCTTAATTCTTTATTCTCTCGCCAGTCTACCGAAGTCTTTAGTCCGCTTATCCATTGTTGTTTTAACATGGAATTGTCTCGCGGGTATATGGGAGTGTTACCGCGCAGTACGCAGCATATTGAAGCTGTATTGATGGGTGAGCCGGTGTTGGTTATTCCGGCAGAGATTGCCGCGGCAATGCTTCGGGGTGAGCAGGTTTATGATATCAAATATCTGACTCCCGCTGCTCGGATGATGAAGGCTCAACAGGCGTCCGGTATTATCACCGCGTGGAAATTCGCGAATGATATAGCTCAAGCGCAACCTGAGATTTACGATGACTTAGATGAAGATGAATCAATGAGATTGATTGCGGAGTTCTCCGGTGCACCTGCGTCCATCATCCGCTCTGCTCAAGCTACGGCACAGATCAGAGATGCGAGAGCAAAGCAACAAGCAGCGGATAAGCAATTTCAGCAAGGCATTGAGACGATGAAAGCAGCAGGACACCTTAAGGGATTGGCTCCGCAGCAGGGAGCTCCGGGGGTTAATAGTCCGACAATGCAACAACCATTGCAGGTGGCATAATGGCGGGAACAGAATCGAGAGAGAAACCGTTTATTCCATCACATACTTTAAGAAGTGATGCTACCGATAAAGATGATCAAAAAAAGGAATATAGTCGTCAATTGCGAGAACTTCGTATGAGTTTTGCATTGACTTTCGGAACTCCCGAAGGTAAGAGAGTTTTAAAGTGGTTAAAAGCACAAGCTGGATATGGAGAATCGCTTATCGGGGGCAACCCGAATCTTGGGATGGACGTGGCACAAGGAACGATTTATAATGGTGGGAGAGTTTCATTATATACGGAGATGAGGAAATTAATACCCCACGAGATCCTAAAGGCCGTGGAATTTGAAAACGTAGAAGAGGAGATTGTATGATGAATTTGATTAAACTTTATCGTGACCCAGCAGTTGTCGTTGATCCCCCAGCAGCAGTAACTCCAGCAGCTATTGTGCCAGATAAACTTGCGGCGGCAGTTGTGCCCCCGGTTGTTGATGTGACGCCTAAATCTGTCAGTACGACAGTTGATCTGAATAAGCCGGCCACGCCCGCAGCAGGAGCCTTTGTTATTCCTGATGCTTTTAAGGATAAGCCTTATCTCAAAGGTATCGACAGCATGGACAAGCTCTATGCTATGCTCGATGGGGCACAAGATTTAATTGGTAAGAAAGGTCCTGCCATCCCAAAAGCCGACGCGCCTCAGGCGGAAAAGGACGCATATTACGAATCTATTGGCCGCCCTAAGACGCCGGGAGAGTATAAATTTGATGGACAGGATAAAGCGGATCCGAAATTTTTGCCCCGTCTTCAAAATGCTTTTCATAAGAATGGTCTGCCGCAAGAACAAGCAGCGAATCTCTGGAAGGATGTTCAAGTTGAATTGCAGGAATGGATGAAAGAAACAGGTCTTCAAGAAAAACAATTTAATGTTGACTTCGATAAACTGGCGACGGAAAGTTTCGGTGCTGAGAGGGATAAAGTCCTTGCTCGGGGTAAAGAATTAATTACCGCGAACATCTCTCCCGCGATGAGGCCGGCTATCGAGAAACTGGATAACAATGCTCTTGTTGTCCTGGCAGATGTGTTGCGTAATCTCGACAAAAAATATATTAAGCCTGATAGTGCCCCTAACGCGCAACCGACTTTGAACGGAGGAACGCCGGATGAACTTCGGGCAAAAGCAAAGGGTTTGATGGAGCAGCAAGGCAAACTCTCGCCGATGAGTCAAGAATTTACGAACCTTCAGACACAGATCAATGCGATTTATGATCAGATAAGAAAATCGGGTGTGAAAATTAGTTGAAAATTTATTTGACATCAATTGAACTTAGGTATAACTTTAAATTGTACGATGAGCGGTGGGCAGGTTGAGATAACTCCACCTAACTCCCCTGTGAGACCAGGGGCGCGGAGGCAGCGTTAGTGCTTAGATTGACTTCCGAAGATGTTGAATCGGGCATAGTCGTTATCGTTTAGGGTAAAATCTTAATCGTTTAACAATTGTCTTTTTCACATAAGGAGTCAGTCATGGCTAATGAAATTGATGCCGCTCTCGTAATACAGTTCTCAGATATGGTGCATATCCGTGCACAGCAAGGTAAGTCTCGTCTTCGTCCGTATTTTTCCATCCGCAAAATGACAGGTGACGTGTGGGCCTATGATGGTCTTGGCATCGTTGATGCTATGGAACAGAATGCCCGCGTTGCTCCTGTGCAGTTTAACTCCATTGAACACAACAGACGCCGGATCAGCCGTAGGCGTTTCGTGGTCACTCTGCCATTAGACAGTTCGGACGTTCGTGCCGTTCTGATCAATCCGCAGAATGATTACGCCGGTGCGTGTACCCGTGCCATCGAGCGCGTGTATGACCGTGTGTGTATTGAATGCGCTTTTGCGTCTGTTTATACCGGTCGGGATATGACGACCGTGGTTACAGCGGCGACTGACGGGGTCATCACCGTTGATGCTACCGCAGGTTTGACGTATGAGAAATTGATCGAAATCCGTCGTCGGTTCCACAACAATGAGGTTGGAAACGATGTCGATGAGAGGTTTGTTTTCTTGTGCAGCGCGGATGAAGAGGCCGCGATGTTGCAGGAAACAGCCTTGATCAATACTTTGTATACTCAGCAATTCGTGGTGGACAAAGGTGAGATCACCAAGGCTGTCGGCTTTGAGATTATCAAGTACGGCGGGAACGTCAACAATCCGTTGTTGAACGTTTCCAGTGGGACCCGCAATTGTATCGCTTCTTCTGAGCGCGGTATCGTTGTTGGGATGAGTTTGGATTTGTCTCTCAAAATCCAAGAGCGTACCGACTATGTCGAGACGACTCAGATCCAGGCCATCATCCAGTTAGGTGCAGTCCGCACTGAAGGGGTTTTGGTTCAGCAAGTTAATACCACCCAATTGTCATAAGTACCATTGGGTTTGTTCTTTAAATGTTTAATTTAATTAGGAGGTACTTATGTCAGTTATCAACGGATATGTGGACGCAAATCTCGGGGCAGTCCCCCCGAAAATCACCTCTAATGCTCATTGCATGGGAGGGGAATCTAAAGAAGCTGTAATTAGTTTTGTCATCGGGGCAAATGATCAGCAAGGTTCCGTTTATCGTTTGTTCAAAGGTCTGTCTCCGGATATCATCGTGACCAGCATCGATGTGTGGAATGATGCTATCACCGGAGGTACGTCTATCTCTCTCGGGGCATATGTCCCGTTAGATTATGATAACGTCGGGGCGGCGATTTCCGCAGCGTGTTTCGCTTCCGCGCAGAATTGGTCTGCGGGGAATCCGATTACAGGTTCTCCCGCTAACGGGATAATATCTGTCAGTATCGCCAATCGTAATGTGCCCGCTTGGACATTATTCGGGGATACGCAGTATCCGGCCAAGCATCCCGCATGGGATCTTGGTATGGTTATGACCGCGATGACGACCGGCGGCGGACAGGCGAATATTCACGTCCGTATGCGTTACGTTCAGTTATAAGGCGTCAGGGATCAACAGGAATCCAGAACGCCGGAGCTTAATAAGCTTCGGCGTTCTGGTTTAACATAAAGGAGTTATCATGGCCGCCGCACAATCCCCTGTCGATGTGTGTAATCTCGCCCTGGATGACTTGAAACAAAGACCTATCACTTCTATTGTCACACCCGTCTCTGATACGGAATATGTTTGTGCCCGTAACTATGATAACACCCGACGGGAAGCTTTATTTGCGCACCCGTGGAAGTTCGCTATTACCCGTGTTCAATTGACTCCCAATCCTAATACAGTTCCTTTATTCGGATATAAATATGCGTATGATTTGCCTAACGATTATCTTAGAATGATTTCCGTTGGGAATGATGCGTATGGTAATAGTCTTATTCGTGAACGTGAAGTAGAGAGTAATCAGATTTTAAATGGTGTTCAGGAGCCTTGGGCGGAAGATGATGATTCAGGGTGTTCCAATAGTCCTACTCTTGACCTTCGTTACATGAGGGACGTAACGGAGGTAACTCAGTTTTCTCCTGGCTTCTTAACTTATTTCCGTTTGTTATTAGCTATTCGGATGAGCAATAAATTCTCTACCTCTGCCACAATTAAAAAAGGGATCATGGATGACTTTGAAGAAGTCCAGACGGCGGCCAAAGCTATCAATGGACAAGAGAATCGCATCCGTCGTATTCAGGTAAGCCGGGTTATGATGAAGCGTCGGGGGTTACAAAGCGGCGCATTCGCATCTAAATATGTGGTGTTTGATCAATAATGGCATCCGTTAATGTA